CGGCGGACGGTGCAAGATCTCCAACCATTAGCATATCGCCGCTGCTCGACGCATTGAACACTCCTGCCTCTGTGATAGTGGCAGTAGCACCTGCTGTAAATACTTTATATGCCTGAATCGTGTCGTAGCTAACTGTTGTAGTTACAGTCGACATAGTCGCCCCAACGCGAGCGAGGCCAGAGGCAGCTGTTTCAGTATCAAGCGTGGTATCACTTGCATTTTGTCCGGTTCCGGTTCCCAGAGCGATGTGAGTCCACGCAGCGGCAGTTTCACCAGCACCTAGTTTTGCGAGTTCTGTAAACCCTGCGTTACATGCGTATACAGCCATTATTTTTCTTCCTGGTCTGGTAACTGATTCGCGGATATGACTCGTAATTGAGCCTGTTCAGGAGTCTCCCCTGGTTTCGCTTCTGTCCAAACCTGTTTGATATTTCCATCTTTATCGCGAAGTACGGCTTCGATTGTAGGTTGCATTTCAAACTTTGAGTCTAATCCCACGACAAAGCAACCCGTCCCTTGTCGATTTGCTCACACCTGGCAACGATTTCGTTACGCATCAAATGTTGAGAGCCAATGACTGCAATGAAGATCTCATCACCGTCGCCGGTAACGATTACGTTCTTCATTTGCTTCATGTCGGCCAACTTCTTTTGCTTGAACTCGGACCATTTCATCGTATCCATACTGCCTCCAGGCTTTTAAAACGAGGGCCGGCCAAAATGACCGGCCCCCAATTAGAGCGTCAGTTCCTAGCTTAGACCGTTGAAAGGGCTACGCCATCGTTAGCGACGATTCGCCATTCGATGTCTGATCCATCTTCCGATGCCATAAGCACGAGGTGGTCGCCCACATCTGCAAAGGCAAGGGTGTTGTTCCCTGTTTGATTTACAGGCGAAGCGGCTGTCATGGTTACAGTACCGCCATCGGTTTTCAAGCCAATGTTAAGCGTCTGTCCGACAAACGAAGGGTCTGCCACGGTTCGAGTCTCTGCACCTGCTGAAACGATCGACACCGAACCGGACTTGATGACCGGGATTGCGCCCGAAGCACCAGGATCGGCAATAATGTTGCTCAATTCCTGAGAGTTTCCGTAAACCCCAGGATTGACCAGGATGCGCTTTCGAGCGGTTAGGATGCCGATCTGTTGACCGGACGTACCGATCGCAGAGGACGGCTTACCGCTCTCACCCAGGTACAACGCCGCACCGAGGAAGTCGCTTGACGCTGCGAAGTAGACCTGAGTGACAACGCCACCAGTGCCAATAGTGTCTTCAGTTGCGAACTCGGCCCAATCAGCAACGGAGATTTCTTCTCCTGCTGCCGTTGAGGATTCAATAGCAACTGTCGTTGCCTTTACTCGAGTAGAGTCATCAGCCAACTTGAATGTGCTGGAGTTATCTGCGTTCGCTGGTGCGAGCAAATCTCCAACAACAACAGCCGCATTGACGGTTGCCTTATAGGTCTTACCAGTACGAACAGTTCGCTTCTGGTTTTTGTCTGTGTATGTGAATGCCACGGACTTATTTCCTTATTTGAATTTGCGCCCCATTTTGAAGGATTGAGGCTGTTGACGTCCTCCCTGCGATTACGCACACAGGGATGCGAGTACCTGGTTAGGCGGTTACTGTTCCTGCTGGCTGGAGACCAGTCAGCTTCGAGCAGCTGATGATTGACTGCATCATCAGTCCTGGGTACCACTTGATACGAGTTCGAGCGCCGTCCTTGTTTTCAAGTTTGGCAAACTTCTCGGTCGTAATTCCCATCGACTGCACACCGGAGAGTGCTTTCGCACCGAACTGGAGAGCAAAGATCGATGTCGAGTTATCGTCATCGCCAAGTGCCGTTCCATCTGTCGGCTGGTGGCCGTAGCCGTTCCCGTAGTCTTTGTCACAGGCTTCGTCGTTCGAGAGGAAGTCGGAGACGTGGACTGGAACTTCGAGGATCGTCTGAACCCGCTTATTAGCGGACTCGTCATACGTGAGACCGCCAACGGACTTCAAGTAGACGTTGATCGAGCGGCGCATCTGCTTCGTCATAACGAGCATGTCAGGTTTGCCGTCCGTGATGAGGTCGATCAGTTCTTCGACCTTCTCCATGCTGAGAACAGCTGGAGATCCAGATCCACCAACAGCAATCGTGTTGTAGGTCTCAGAGGTCAGCAGTTGATGGACACCATCGAACCGTTTGGTCTCGGTTGCGGCGTATCCATAGAAGAACGTGTTCAGGTAGGCGTGTCGAATCGCCTTTGTCTTTGCTTCGATCTGCTCGGCCATAAGATCCTGAACATTGGACCTTGTAGCTTTGAGGTAGTTATCTACGTCAGCATCGCCACCAAGAATCTTGGTGTGGGCGGTGTGCTGCGTGACAGTACCAGTCGACTCGACCCATGTGTCGCCGACTGAGTAGAAATCTGCACCGGACATAGTTGTCTCGACGTCATACGTCAGACCGTTTCCTACGATGTCCTTGAATGGAAGGCGACTCAGAATTGGGTCATCTTTTACGATCAACTCGATTATGCCTCTTTGGAGGACATCGTTCGAGTATTTACTGGCTTCAACAAGTGTAAGTGCCATTATGAACCTCTATTAGCAACCCTTATAGGATTACCGTTGTTTGGAGAGCCCTGCCGAGACTTTCTCGAGGGCGCTCATGTCGTTTACTTGAATAGAAGCAGATCCACGCTGGCCAGCATCAAAGTTCTCAGTACCTACAGAATTTGCCTCACGCTGGTCGAGTTGAATTTCTCGTGCCTTGTTTTGCATCATTTCCGGTGTGGTCAGCGTTGTGTCCAAATTTAGTACATCTGCGTCAACCCCATCAAACTCTTTTGCAATTTCTTGGGCAACTCCGAGACGAGCAATAAGGCCTTGATCGACCTCCTGCTGATAGCCTCGGTTATTTCGAGCAATATCTTCGACTGCTTTCTGGGCGTTCTGTCGTCGGTTTAGGGCCTTTTGTGTGGCGTCAGCGGCGGTCAGGTTTCCATCTTCAATGGATTGCTGATCTGCTGCTAACTCAGCTTGGTTTGCAACTTCAACACGATCGATTTGTGCTTGGAGATTAGACTGTGAAGCCTGGTCTCGCAGCGCAGCGATCGTACTATTTGCGGCGTCGAGTTCGCTTCTCAGCGTATTCGGGTCGCCATTTCCGTTAGCTCCACTATTCCCAGAATTCTTCGAGGCAGCAGAATTATCTTGCGAACCACCAGGTTGCTTGTTGTCAGCCTGTGCAGCGGCAGCGGATTCTTCGGCAGCAGTCAAAAGGTTTTGGTCTTGTTCGGTGCTTTGGGTTGTCATATAAATAACTCCAGGTAACTATACGGTAGCAAATTCTGGTTGAGTACGCACGTTTGCTGCGTTTGTTTGGATTTGGCGAAGGGTCTGTCGAGACCATTTCCTAAAGTTGGTTTGACCCACAGGTTCCTTCTTAAAAGCAATTTTCAGCGACTCGGTCTCTTGTCGGGAAATAGTTTCTCCAGACCAAATCTTTTTGAGCGCAATGAGATCACCTTGATCGAGGACCTGGCTCACTTGATTCCATTGATCGGTCGGGCTAGATGATAATTTCTCGAGTCCAGTACCCTTACTCGGAGTCGGGGGCTGCCCTTCAAGCGGGACAAGCCGTTCAAGCGGGGCAAGCCGTTCAAGCGGGGGAAGTTTCTTTAATCCCTGAAGCATTTGTTTAACGAATTGCCCTCCGAGAACTTTTCTATAGAGTTCCAAATCATCGGGAGAAGTTTCTGAATTGATTACATTGTTTTTCTCAAACTCTGTTTTAACAAGACCTCTTGCCTTTGTCGTCTGCAAAGTCGTTACGCGACCTTTCAAGAAAAGTTTTGCATCAATCTCATAATTATCACGCCTGTATCTCAGACGCCCTTTTCTATCGTCGCCTGGTATTTCGTAGTATTCCTCGAATCCCTTACGGTAGAAGCGGTTATATCGCTGGCTGCGATCCTTCAGTATTTGTTCTATTTCAGTTCGTTGTTCAAGAGTAAGTCCAGGGTCATTTAGAAGGCTTTCAAACTCAGATTTGCTTAGTGGGCTCGACTTCATTCCTATATGGTCCGATAAGAAGTCGAGCGTACCAATTCCTGCTTTGATCGGATCGCCTTCGCTTGCTGCTTCAATAACTTTTTCAAGAGATTCACCAGCCTCGTCAATCGAAAATGGCTGCGTGATAGAAATCTGATATTGCAACATCTGAAATGCCTGCTCACCCGGAGTTCCTTCGGGGTCACGAATTGGAGCGCCAGAAAAATCTTCATTCACAAAGTAATCTGTTGCCGCAGAAAAAATTGGATTGGTGAAGACCGATTTTACTGTGTCTTTTACGTTACCAAGCCCTGCATTCACAATAATTCTTAGCATCGAGTCGAGTGGGCCGAACAATGACCGATCCCTGTTGAACGCACGGAATCGTACAAAGTTAGAGTTGTACTTACCGTCTTTCACCATTCGGAAGTCGGTTTTATGGCCCTGCATTTCGTTCAGCGCAACAGTCATAAATACTCCCCAACCGATAGTCCTGAGAATCATTCTTCTCGCATATCGGTCTTGGATGCGTGAGTATTTATTCACTTTAGGAACGTACTTGCGAAGACGCCCTCCAGCTACAGGAATCAGGTCAAGTGGTGCATCAAGATCAAGACCGCGAGTGGCACGAAGTATTGTTCGTAATCTCGCATCGAAGAACCTCGCTGAAAACATAAGCAGGTTGGCAACAGAAAACTTTCCGTCGACATATCCAGTTGCGGCGCTTGCTTCTTCCGCTATCCGTTTTATGTCGCCAGATGATCGTAGTTCATCCAGTGAGCGACCCCGAGCAATTTCTTCTGTCAGAAGATCATCAGCCATTTCAAAGCGAGCCATGTCACCGGCAGTGTTGAACGCTGCATTTGCTCTCTTGAAGAACCCCCCGATCGGTTTCTTCAAGCCCTTGATACCAAGCCCTGATTCCAACAATCCAGACGTGACATCCTGGGCATTCGCATCGCCACTAACCTGCGCTAATCCATATCGACCAGCCCATTCATCTGAACTCAACCTGCCCGCTTTAGACGTTCTAGTGTTGAACTGAGTAACTGCATCTGAATATGCGTCGGGGTGTATCCATGCCGATAAACTCGCCCATATCGCTCTGCGCTGCCTAACAGGGTTGTCGTAGATAGCCCCGAGCATCTGTATTCCGATCGCAGAGTTGTCGGCTGTGGCGTTTACAGACTTCCATACGCGAGAGGCTTCATCGTAGCCTTGAAGAGTCTTACTCTTGCCATACGATGGACCTAAATCATCCCAAATTTCCTCTGCTCGGGCGTTCATCCTCTCTGGAAACGTGAGTCCGTTGAGTTGAGGAAGTACATACATGCCGGATCGCTTATCTTTTCCAGTGACCGAGCGGCCTTCGAGAATTACTTTTTTAGCATGTTCATAAATAGGTCGGAATTCTCGAAGTTCGTCTTTCACAGCCTTCAAGGCTTCACGGAGATCCTCAAGATCCTTACCTTTGTATTTGCCACTCTGAACTTCCTGTGAATTTTTCAGTGCTTTCCTGACGGAAGCAATATCGTCAAATTCAGGATCTAGCATCATCTTTGTAAGATTCTTCGATAACTGAGAATCCTTATTTTTAAGAAGTTTCGACAAATGTTTTACAGATTTTGTCAAG